ATTAAGAATGAGAACCATTATCATGCCCGCCGCTCCGGTGGTACACCAGTACTGGTTAGGTGAGAATGAGAATCATTATCAGGTGGGTGAGAAGTACACCAGTACCATTTCAATTGATTCTCATTTGCGGGTCCTTTGTTGCAAATCGGCTGCAGGTAATTTCGAACCCCCTTCTATCTCTAGCGGCAGATTTATGCGTCTCGCAGCATGGACGCATTTGAGACGCGTAAGACGCCCAAAATCAAAAAGCCGACAATTATATGCCAAGAAAACGCTATCGGGCACTATTTCGCTTAAAACGGCGCTATTTGGCTTAAATTGGCACCATGCCCACATGCGACACCAAGGAACTGGCTCAGACGCTTGGAATTACCCAGGCGCGGATCAGCCAGATGAAGAGCCAGGGTCGCTTCGACGGTTGCTTCACCGTTGTCCGCAACAAGATCGAGTGGGACAAGGAAGCAGCGGTCAAGGCGTACACAGAAGGCAACCCGCTTGTCTCAACGAGTCCCACGCGTAAGAAATCGGATGAGCTTGAGATTCCAAGCTTTAACGAAAGCAGGGCGAAGTCTGAACACTTTCGAGCTGAGCTGGCTCGTCTTGATCTGGAGGTTAAGGAGCAACAACTGGTGGAAGTTGCTCGTGTTCAGCGCGAGGCTTTTACTGCTGCTCGTGCTGTACGGGATGCTCTGGGTAATATTCCTGACCGGGTTAGCAATCAACTTGCCGCTGAAAGCGATCCGGTTGTTATTCACCAGACCTTGACCGAGGAGATTCGTAAGGCGCTGGAGACGTTGACAAAGAGCGCGGCTGAGGTTGACAAATGATTGATGGTGCCCTGGTTTACCGCAGTGCTTTTCGGGATGGCTTGAAGCCTGACCCCGATTTGACGGTTTCCCAGTGGGCGGATTTGTACCGAATGTTGTCAAACAAGGCAAGCGCCGAACCCGGACCGTGGCGTACCGAAAGGACTCCTTACCTCCGGGAAATCATGGATTGCATGTCCGCCAACTCGGCGGTGCAGAAGGTGGTGTTCATGGCTGGCGCCCAGCTTGGCAAGACGGAAGGCATCAATAACGTCGTGGGCTACATGATTGCGCATGCGCCCGGACCGGCGCTTTTTGTGCAGCCGACGATTGAGATGGCTAAAAGGCTCAGTAAGCAGCGTCTGGATTCATTAATTCATGAAACACCGTGCCTTGCCGACAAGGTCGCTCCTGCTCGAAGCCGGGATTCAGGCAACACGATGTTCAGCAAAGAATTCCCCGGTGGCATCCTTCTTCTCACGGGTGCCAACTCTGCTACGGGGCTGCGCTCTGCTCCTTGTCGCTGGGTGCTTCTTGATGAGGTTGATGCTTTTCCGAGTGATGTGGATGGTGAGGGTGATCCTTGTGCGCTGGCTGAACGACGTGCGTCAACCTTTTCTCGGCGGAAGATCATTCTCACCTCCACGCCAACGGTAAAGGATACAAGCCGGATTGAGACGGAATATTTGGCGTCGGATCAACGTCGATATTTTGTCCCTTGTCCGCATTGCAATCACATGCAATGGCTGCAGTGGAAAAATCTGCAGTGGCGTGACGGTGACCCAAAGACTGCTGCGTATGTCTGCGAGGCTTGCGGGGCGCACATACCAGAGCATTTCAAAAGCGAAATGCTTCGCAAAGGCGAATGGCGAGCGACAGCGACTAGCCAAGATCCAAGAACCGTAGGATTCCATCTTTCTTCTTTATATTCACCTTTGGGGTGGAAAAGTTGGGAAGAAATTGTTTCCGAGTTTTTACGTGCGAAAAACGATGCGCCGTTGCTCAAAACCTTTGTCAATACTGTCTTGGGCGAGACTTGGGAGGAAGAAACTGGGGCAAAACTTGGTGCTGATAGCCTTTCTGAGCGAGCCGAGTTCTACCCCGCCGGCGAAGTGCCCAAAGGTGCCAGCATCTTGACCGCTGGTGTTGACGTACAGGACAACCGCGTCGCGATTGGGCTTTATGCGTGGGGTGCTGGTGAGGAGTGCTGGTTGATCAGTCACACAGAGATTTACGGCGACCCAGCCGGACAAAAGTTGTGGGAACAAGTTGATGACCTCGTGCTAAGGGATTACCCGCATGCCGAAGGCGGAAGACTCAAAGTTTCGGCAATTGGAGTGGATTCCGGCGGTCACTTCACAAGCGAAGTGTATGCGTATGCCAGAAGCCGAAAAGGTAAAGGAGTGTTTGCTTTGAAAGGACAATCGGTGCGGAACAAACCGCCTATTGGGAAGCCTTCCAAGGTGGATATTAACTACAAAGGGCAAGTTTTGAAAAATTCGGCTGAGGTATTCCCCGTTGGCACTGACACGATCAAGTCAACGCTGTTCGGTCGGTTGAAGCACAACGAGCCTGGCGCTGGCTACATCCACTTTCATGCTGAGGCTGGTCAGGAGTACTTCAAGCAAATCACCTCGGAACGGCAAGTTGTCCGCTACGTCAAGGGTTTTGCGGTTCGTGAATGGAAAAAGAAAGCGGGTGATCGAAACGAGGCGCTCGATACATTCGTATACAGCTATGCCGCGCTGCACTTCCTGTACATGCGGTTCAACAGGAACACGATCTTTGAACAATTCGAGCGTGGTATCGCCAATGCAGCAAAAAATGGCAATGCATTGCCGGAAAAGACGAACGAGCAAAAGCAGTCGCCATACCGCCCGCCCCAGCGTAGACTTCAAAGGCGAGCACAATCATTCGTGACAAGCTGGTGAGCATCCTTGTCCCTGATTTGATTTATGCAGGCGACACCGTCGTATTCGACGTGCCTGCGTTCAAGGATGCAATTGGCACGAATATTGACAGCGGCACGTACACGATGAAGTGGTACGCCCGCACCAATACCGCTTCTGAAGGCGCCACGATTACTGGCACCGCTGAAGGTACCGGCTGGCGTATCACCGTTCCCGCTGCCACCACCACCGGCTTTGACGCTGGTCTGTGGACTTGGCAGGCGATTGCCACCTACAGCACCTTCCAGTACACGGCTGGGCGCGGTCAGTTCACCGTCAAGGCAACCGCGTCGTACACCGGCTCTCCCGCTGCTTTTGACGACCGCAGCCGCGCTGAAATCGACCTTAGTTACGTCGAGGCTGCTATCCGCACGCTCGCTCAAGGCGGGATGGTGCAGGAATACAGCATTGGTGGTCGCAGCCTGCGTCGTTACAAGATGGTTGAGTTGATGCAATTGCGAGATGACCTTAAAAATGAAATCGCAATGGAGCGCAAGCGTGAGAAAATCCGTCAAGGGCTTGGCAATCCTGGTCTGGCCAAAGTGAGGTTCACCTGATGGCAATCTTTGGCATTGGCCGTACCAACGCGCTGCGTAAGCAACTGGCTGAAGCGCAAGCAAAAAGCTCCTACCTCAAGCGTGCGTATGCCGCTGCGCAGAACAACCGCCTGACTTCCGATTGGATCAGTCAAGCGACCTCTGCCGATAGCGAGATTCGCGGCAGCATTCGGATGTTGCGCAACCGCGCACGTCAACTGGTTCGCGATTCTGACTTCGCCAAATCGGCGCTGCGTGCAGTCAAGAACAACGTGGTGGGCACTGGCATTCGGATGCAGGCTCAGGTGCGCATGCAGCGTGGCGGACGCCTTGCTGATGACATCAATCGCCGCATTGAAGAGGAATGGGACCGTTGGACTAGCGCCAAGCGTTGCCATTGCGGCGGCAAGCTGAGCTGGTATGACATTCAACGGCTGAGCATCACCTCGATGCTGGAATCTGGCGAGGTATTCATCCGCCTTGTCAAACAGCCTTTCGGCAACAGCAAAGTGCCGCTTGGGCTGGAAATCATTGAATCCGATTTGCTTGATGATGACTACAACGCCATCGCGAACAACGGCAATGAGATTCGGATGGGGGTGGAGATTGACAAGTGGGGGCGCCCTGTTGCCTATCACTTCTTTGATTACCACCCTGGCGATTATCAATTCAGCTACGCGAACAAAGCAGTCAAGAAGCGCATTCGCATTCCGGCTGATGACATCATCCATCTTTATTTGATTGAACGCCCCGGTCAGACGCGTGGTGTTAGCGCGTTTGCTACGGCAATCATGCGCCTTCGTAACTTGTCTGGATACGAAGAAGCCGAGATTGTCGCTGCCCGCGCCAGCAGCAGCATGATGGCATTCGTCAAAACGCCGGATCAGGAGCTGTTTGAGGATGGCACGTTTGATCAGGAGTCTGTCCTCGACTTCTCGCCCGGCAGCATCCGTCGATTGGCACCTGGCGAGGAGATGCAGTTCTTCACGCCCAATCGTCCTGACGATGCTTTTACTCCTTTCGTTCAGCAAATGCTGCGAGCTGTGGCTGCTGGGATTGGCTGTTCTTACACGCAAGTCAGCAGCGATTTCTCTCAGAG